CTAAGAATTATGGTAAGAATAAACTCCAAGCTGAGATAACTTCTGAAAACAAGACCGAAGTAACCGTAAAGAAAATAAGTATTGATCCAAAAGTTGACGAGGAATTAAATGATCTCCTCAGACCAAGATACATTACAACAAGTGAAGAACCTGATGATAAATGAGAACCTATACTGGTTCTACAGGAATTACATATCATCAAATTTTAAAGAGAATTTGAATGCACCACACATTGAAACTTTAGCAGCATACCTAACAGACCTCAAGGAAGGGAACATCAATAGGTTATGCGTAGCTATGCCGCCAAGACATTCCAAATCCTCAATGGTTACATTGGCATTCCCATTATGGTTACTATCCAAGGATAAAGACCTTAACATTCTTATAGTCAACAACAGTGCAAACCTAAGTGAAAAGTTTGGTATACAGTTAAGGGAATATGTCAGAAGGATAGGACCAATATTTGACTTATACTTATCTGATGTAAAACATTCATCCACATATCTGATGTTCACCGACAAGCAAGGCAGATTGCAGAACGGTTCCATCAGACTGGTTGGTGCAAATGGATCCATAACAGGCCAAGATGCAGACTATGTAATACTTGACGATATATACTCTGGTTTCGAGGATATAACCCCTAGCCTATTGGAAAAGAAGATAGACTGGTTCAAGACAATCATAGAACAACGTATAGAACCACATACCAAGTTAGTGATATTGCATACCAGATGGCATACTAAAGACCTGCAAGGATACCTTAAAGAAAACTTCCCAGATGATTATAGTTTCGTTGAATTCCCAGCAATAAACAAAGAAGGCAAACCATTATGGAATCAACGATACACTATTGAAGATTACAATAAGAAACTGGAATCAATGGGAAACAGATTATTCCAAGCAATATACCAACAGAATCCTCTTGACTTAACCAGTAATTTCTTCTATACTGATAACATCATATGGGAAAAGGACATTGATACCAGATACCATATAGCCACTTGCAGAAGCTGGGATATGGCATATACAGAAGCCAATAACATAAACAGCAAGAAGGCAGATTACACTGCAGGTGTAAACGCTTACAAGATAAGCGAGAACCATTACATATTCACAGATTTCATACACGGCCAGTACGGCAAAGAAAACATACGGAAGATACAGAACACTGCATACTTGGATGGTTTGAACAAGACCATACTCATAGAGACAGGAACCAAGGGAGCAGCTGCAAAGGAACTGTTCAACGTATGGAATAATGATTACCTATCACAATATAAATGCAAACAATCCTTACCATGGGGTACTAAAGCTGATAGGGCGCAGGCATTGGCAGATGCAATGTACGATGGCAAAGTCCATTTCTGCATCTATGATGATGACTTAAGGAAAACAGTGATTCAACAGTTTAAGGCATTCCCTAATAGTGCAGATCATGATGACATCGTTGATGCATGCTCTTATGCCTTTCTATTTTTGAAGGATAAAGGTGTTAGTCAGATTGTTACTGGTGGAAAAAGGAGAAGAAGGAATAGATTATGAGTTTACTAGACAACATTAACGTTAACAGATTATTCAACAGAGTAAGCAGGAACAGCAATGTCAAATCCAACAACATTACCAGGTCCAGCTACACATCACTCTTTGATAGGAAAGACAACATGGTGCCTTATGATGTTGGAAAGAACATACTAAGAGACACTCAAGTTGCTACAGGTTTAGACATCCTCAAATACCTCTTATCATCCAAGCAATGGATACTGACAAATCCTAATGAGGAAACCGAAGCCTTCGAGTTCATACATGACATGCTGCAGAACATGGAAACCGAATTAACCACAATTGTTAAGCAGATGACTAGCGCTATACCTTGGGGTTTCAGTGTGCATGAGTTAATGTATGATGTCAAGTATGGTCGCATAATAGTGAAGGATGCAATCCCTATTCATATTAAGACTTTGCAGGATAATCCATTCGTTTATGATGATGACGGTAACCTGGTAGCTATTCACCAGTCAGGCCAGAATGGAGAGGCTGAAATACCAATCAATAAGGTGCTGCTTTATTCTTATAATAGTTTGTATGATGAGAAGCAAGGCCACGGATTATTATATGACTTCAGACCTATTGTTGAGGATAAGGAGAATGTCATGGATTGGCTGATGACATTTGCAGAGAAGAACGAATCCCCTACATTGTATGGTAAGACTGATAATCCTGTAAGCCGTGACCAACTATTAGATGCATTCGAAGACATTAGTGATGGTACTACTGGTATGGTTATCGGTGTGGAGGATGATGTCGGAGTACTGGAATCATCTCACCGTGGAGAGACTTTCTTTGATATTCTACAGTATAAGGATAATCAAATATTCCGTAGGATGTTCATTGGTAACCTATTATTAGGTGATAATAGTCAGACTGGTACATATGCTCAAAGCCAGACACAGTTGGAGTTTGGATCATTAGTGTTCGATGGATTGTTGGAAGAGATTGCCAACCAATGGCAGCAACAAGTCATCAACCCTATTGTCGAATTCAACTATGGCAAGGAAGTCCAGCCACCAGTGATTAGCTTTGACAAGTTCACTAGTGGAGACATGCAGAAACTATTCAACATCCTTAACCCATTGATGGAGAAAGGAGTAGTGGATAGTGAGAATAGTGCAGTGCAAGAATCCCTGGCATTATTATTCAAGGCCGAAGCTGGAGTTGAATATGTCAACGAACAGGAACCTATAATTGAAGACTTTGGTTACCAGGAACCGATAGTTGAGAATGGTGACGATATAACAAATAACATACTAACTGATTTGAATGGTATCTGATGAGAAACTGATAAAGCAAGGCATACGATATACTGATGCATTGTTCAAAGAACTAGAGAACCGATTAAGACAAGGAGTAATCAATAGCGATACTTTGGAGGCATTCCTGGAAAAGACCAAGGAATACACCACCAATAATCCACTTGTCACTACTGGTTATGATGCTACCTTGTTGAAGATCATACTCGCAGAAACCAACAATCATAAGTTCACCAGGCCTGCACAAAAGGAACTCGTAAGAGTCACAATCGAAAACCAGGTAGGCGAACTGATAACCAATGTCGGTGAAGACATCAAGGCCGATGTCCGAGACATAGTCAAGTCAGGTTACAATGAAGGATTATCCCAGTATGAGATAGCTGACAATATTAGCCATAGGATTAAGACTATCAAGAATACCAGGGCTAATGTTATAGCACGTACAGAGATAGCAAGAACCGCTACCGTATCTGATTATATTATCAATAAGGAGCGTGGTGCTAATTACTTTGTAGTGGATTGTCGGTCTACTAGATGTGAAGTCTGCAAGGAAGCATATTGTAAGTCTAGTCCTATTGGTGGGGATGTTGAGTATGATATTGATGATGTAGAGATGTTGCCGCCACGGCATCCTAATTGTCGGTGTGTTGCTGTTTTCGGCATAGACCCTAAAAGGAAAAAGACTAAACCTACAGAAGATACTGAACCGGCCACCACTCGTGAACTTACACCAGAGGAATTAAAAAATCTTAAAGCTGCTGAAAGAGCGAGATATAGGAATTTGCAAAAGACTATAAAAGCTCATGAGGATTGGTTAAGAGCAAATCCAAATGCAAGTGCTAAGGAAATAACTTCTCATAGGGGTAAATTGTCTGAAGTTAAGAAGAAGTTAGAAAAGTTAAGGACTAAAGCTTTAGGTGGTGCTACTACATCAGTTCCTGAGACTACACCGGAACCTAAAGAAACCCTTAAGCAAAATAACCAAACTACTATTAAGGTTACAAGGGAACAATTAGAAAAGGGTTTGACTTATTCAGAGTTGAACGAATATGACGCCACTCTTAAATCAATAAAGAAGATGAAAAAATGGTTAGAGGATGATCCTTTATCAAAAGGATTCTCACAATCAGACATAAATGCTACGAAAAGAAATCTTGAGAAAAGAATGGGAATGTTGGAAGACCTTAAAAAGAAAGCATTATCTGATAAACCTAAACAAGAAACCACTTACAAATCTATTGAACTTGAAGTCCCATTTGATAAATCCAAACATCTTACTAAAGAACAATTAGACAAGATGGATTTCAAAGAACTAGCTGAACATCATGGAGCTACCTATAAAGGGATTCTTGAGAATGAATATGATGGCAAGAAATACCATCAGATTGAGCAGACATGTTCTAATGGTGAAACTTTCACTATCCACTTTGAAGATTCCGCAGTAAAGTCTTATACCAAAGGATCTATAGCCACCCCTAATGAAATCATCCATGAAGTCTTTAAAGTCCCTGAAGCTTTGAGAAAGGAAACTAATGAGATATGGTTTAAGAATAGTACAAAAGGTATCCGTAAGAATTATGCTAAATCCCTTTATGATTCCTTACGTAAAAATGAAGGAGGATACAATTTATCTTACAATTTAGACCCTCTCATTATACGTAAGTACGATGACCCTGACCATAAGATTGTAATTAACCCTAACTATTTCAAAAGGAACACAAATAGGTTATACCTCCCTCAAACTAAATCATTTAAGGAAATGGATGAAGAGCTTGGTTGGAAACATGCTATACACCATGAATTTGTACACAGTGGGGATAAAACTCGTGAGAACTGGAAAAAGAAAATCACCCGTGAAA